TCTGCGCTGCTTGCGGAGGATGGAACGGAAGGGCTGACAGACGAGGACGCGGTGCCGGACGTGCCGGAGGTTCCTGTCACTGTCGATGGCGATGTTTGGTTGCTGGGGCGGCACAGGCTGATGTGCGGGGATAGTACAAGCATCGACGCGGTGGATAAGCTGATGGATGGCGGTAGGGCTGACATGGTGTTTACCGATCCTCCTTATGGAATGTCCTATGGCGGCGGCAGGGCGAGAGGCGACCATGCCTTGAACAAAAAAGGCCGCGTATTGGTTAAGGCCCACGGCATGATCAAGGGCGACGACCTTCAAGGCGACGACCTGATTGGAATGATCCGCGACGCTGTTGGGTCGGCTATATCGGTCTGCAAGAGCGGCGCTGCCAAATACGTCTGCTTTCCTTGGCGTACCTATTCTGAGTTTGAGGCGGCGCTTGAGCAGATAGGCATGACAGTTTCGGCCTGTATCGTTTGGGATAAGAAATCAATAGGTCTGGGGAATGCAAACTACAGGCCGCAGCATGAGTTCATATTTTACTCAAAGGGCGACAGTTGGCACGGCGACAAGTCGCAGTCGGACGTATGGTATAACTCTCGCGGTGCGACTGGCGCATACGTTCACCCGACGCAAAAGCCTGTTGAGTTGGTTGAGAAGGCGATAAACAACTCAAGCAAAGGGCAGGACGTTGTTATTGATGTGTTCGGCGGTTCCGGCAGCACTCTAATCGCTTGCGAAAAGACAGCCCGCGATTGCCGCATGATGGAACTCGACCCCAAGTATTGCGATGTCATCATCACCCGCTGGCAGGAATTCACAGGCCAGAAGGCAACGCTTGAGGCCAGTGGCGATACGTTTGATGAAATCGCAGCAGGGAGGATGGCGGCATGACACGCGCAAAAATGCTGCTTCAAGACGACGAGGCCGAGGCGCTTGAGCGCGTTTTAGACTTGCTGCTGACAAACCGTGATTTTGAGCGTGTGTTCAAGGATGGCGCAGAACGGCGTTGCATTCGCAGGATTTCAAAGAAAATCGCGTGGACGGAATGCAAAGCCGCAGCCTAAGCGCGGTTGAGGCCATCACCAGCACGGCGATTGGCTTTGGCGTCTCCCTGGCGCTGACATTCACAGTGCTGCCCGCGTTTGGATACGCGGTAACAGCCCCAGACGCATGGGGCATCACAGCAATTTACACAGTCGTTTCCGTAGCGCGGTCATACGCGGTGCGGCGGCTGTTCAACAAGTGAGGGCGGGATGCCCCCACTAAAGGACGGGAAGTCCGATGGCAGAAAAGAACAAAGGCGGCAGACCGCCATTCGAGTTGAGCGAAAAGGAATTTAGCAAAATCGTCGCATTGATCCGCATTCAATGCACACAAGACGAAATTTGCAGCGTTTATGGTGTCACAGACAAGACGCTCAACGTGGCCTTGAAAAAGATAGGCCAGCCCGGTTTTTCCGACCTCTATAAAAAGCATTCATGCGAAGGCAACGCTTCGCTGCGCCGGGCGCAATGGAAGGCCGCAACCGAAAAGCTAAACCCGACAATGTTGGTTTGGTGCGGCAAGCAATACCTGGGCCAAACGGACAAGATTGAGCAGGAAAACAAAAACACCGACATTGCTGATGCCCTAATTCACTTGGCTGACAACCTGCCAGGATGAGCCTGCAACTAGATCGGCAGGCAGCGCGTTGGTATCCGCTGATTGACATACCGGAGCAGCTACGCCTGAAAGACGAGGTTGTCAGGTTCAAGGTTGTGCCAGCAGGGCGGCGATCTGGAAAGACAGAACGCGCCAAGCGATATGTTGCCAAGCAGGCGATGAAAAACGCGGGCGAATTGTATTTCTGCGCGGCACCGACCCGCGATCAGGTGAAAAAGATATTCTGGGACGACATGAAGGCGCTGACCTTCTCAGCATCCCACAACAAAAGACCAAGCGAGAGTGATCTAAAGATTTTCATGCCAAACGGCAGTGAAATCCACATGATCGGCCTAGACAAGCCGCAGCGGATTGAAGGTATACCGTGGACGGGCGGCGTCATAGACGAAATTGCAGATGTGAAAGAGGACGCCTGGCAGGCAAACATTCTGCCAGCCTTAAACACGGTTTCGCCCCTGCGGCCAGACTATCGGGCGTGGTGTTGGCTGATCGGCGTACCCGATGGCCTGAACCACTATTTCGACATGTACGAATATGCGCTGAACTCTGGCGATCCAGAATGGGCAGCGTATCACTGGAAATCGTCCGAAATCCTGCCCCCCGATGTGATTGCATCGGCCAAGCGGGTAATGAGCAACAAGCAGTTCAAGCAGGAATTTGAAGCCAGCTTTGAAACGGCATCAGGGCGGATTTACGAGGATTACAACGCGGCAAACCACACCGCAGAAACCATTGAACCGCATGAACAGCTTTGCTGGATGCACGATCAGAACTTTACGCCGCTATCATCGGCCATCGGCGTAAGGCGCAAGGACAGCCTGTTTTTGCTGGACGAAATCGTTCTGACAAGCGCGGTATCACGGCAGTCAGCCGTTGAATTTGTTGAGCGATACAAAGACCACCTGAATAAGCGGGTGGACATATACGGCGACCCGGCAGGCAGGGCAGGCGAAAAGCACGGCCATGCGTCCGACTATACCGAAATCGAGGACGTTCTGAGAACTGCGGGCTGGTCATTCAGCCGCAAGGTTGCGCGGGCAGCACCCGCCATCAAAGACAGGCAGAACGCAGTTCGCGCCAAGATATGCAGCGCCACAGGTGAAAGAAGCCTGTTCGTAAACACAAGCAAGGCACCGATGTGCCACAAGGGTTTGTCTACCGTGCAACTCCAAAAGGGCAGCACGTTTCAGGAAGATCAGACAAACGAAAGCCAGCACATCACAACAGCCATCGGCTACATGGTCCACCGCGAGTGGCCCATTGACCGCAACAGCATGACCGCTGGGCCTTTGCCATTCTGAGGTAATCCATGAGCGACACCGTAGCACAAAGATCAGATACGGTTGCCGCAATGGTTGCCGCAACAGCGAAGGGCCGCGCCCTGATGGCTGGCACAAGTGCCATGCGGGCCGCAGGCGAGACATACCTGCCGAGGTTCAAAGCAGAGGACGTTGTAGACTACAACGCCCGCCTCAATTCGTCTTGGCTGTTCAACGGCTTTAAAAAAACCGTGAAGGACATGACAGGCCGGGTGTTTGATAAGCCTGTTGAGGTTTCAGAAGCCCCGCAGCCCCTCATGGATTGGGCCGAAGATATTGACATGCAGGGGCGCGATTTAAGCGTTTTTGCGGCTGACGTGTTCAAGGATGGCTTTGGGCCAGGTGTTTCTTACATCATGGTCGAGGCACCGCGCAGGGACGCAGAAACCACCCGCGCACAGGCCGCAGCCATGGGGTTGCGCCCCTATCTGGTGCATTTGCGCGTTGAGGACATTCTGGGCTGGAAAACGGCGCTTTTTGGCAATGTGCTGGCCTTGTCGCAACTGCGCATCATGGAGGCAATCCAAGAGCCTGACCCCGACGACGAGTTTAACCAGTTGAGCATCAAGCAGGTGCGCGTTCTTGATCGACTGGAAAACGGCGTTCAGGTTCGCATTTACCGCGAGGCGAAAGACAGGAAATGGGTGCAGGTTGACGAGCCGTACACCACCGAAGCCCCAGAAATCACGGTCATTCCGTTCTACGCGCAACGGACAGGCTTTTTCACAGGCGAACCTGTGCTTGAAGATATGGCCGATGTGAACATAGCGCACTGGCAGTCGCAGTCAGACCAGCGCAACATTCTGCACTTTGCGCGGGTGCCTGTGCTTCACGCATCGGGCCGCAACGAAGATGAGCCTTTGACGATCAGCGCAGGCACGGCGGTTCAATCACGCGACCCGCAGGCCAAGCTGGAATGGGTAGAACATAAGGGGCAGGCCATCGGCGCAGGGCGGCAAGACTTGAAAGACCTTGAGTTTCAGATGGAAGCCCTTGGCCTTCAACTGCTGGTGGACAAGGCGCAATCGGCAACAGGCGCGGCACTGGACGCAGCCAAGGAAACGTCAACGCTGGCAATGATGGCAGACGCGCTCAAGGACGCATTGGAACAGGCGCTTGCATGGATGGCCTTCTATGGCGGGCTTGGTGAGCAATCCATCACGTTGAACGTCAACAAGGAATTTGGCGTTTCAATGATGGGGCCGCAGGAAATGCAGGCGATGTTGATGGCGGTAAACACCGGGCAGCTTTCCCGCGAAACATTCCTGTCTGAATTGGCGCGGCGTGGCATGATCCAATCCGACATTAACGTGCAGGACGAATTGGAGCGCATCGCGGCTGATGGGCCAGACCTAACAGGGGCCGACAATGGCTTCGGTGAATGAGGAACTGCTAGACGCGCTGACCCGCCATGAGGTTTATTTGCGGCGGTATAGCACGGCAACGCTGCGCAAGGTTCTGGCAACGCTCAAGTGGGTAGATGCCCGCATTATTGAGCGGCTGCTGGATGAAGGCGGTTCAGCACTTTCGCGTACCCGGCAGGAAAAGCTGCTTAACGATCTGCGCAAGGTGATGGAAAGCGCATATGTGGACGCCACAGGGGCATTGCAGATCGACCTTGAGGGGCTGGCAAAATACGAAGGCACGTTTCAGACAGACCTTTTCAAAAAGGTTTTGCCTGTAAAGTTTGAGACGGTCACGCCATCGGCTGACCAGATCATTGCGGCAGTGAACAGCAGGCCATTCCAAGGCAAGCTGTTGAAAGAGGTTTATCCCGAATTGGGGGCATCGGCATTCCGGCAGGTGCGTGACACAATACGCGGCGGCTTTATTGAGGGGCGCACAACAGACCAGATTGTGCGCGACCTTCGCGGCACAGCGGCCCAAGGCTTCAAAGACGGCATTCTCAGCAAGACCAAGCGGGATGTTGAAAGCGTTGTTCGCACAGCAGTCAATCACACGGCCAACACCGCCAGAGAATACACGTATGAGGCCAATCAAGACCTTGTGAAGGGGGTCAGGTGGAACGCCACGCTGGACGGGCGCACAACGGCTGTTTGCATGGCGCGAGACGGCAAGGTTTACGATCCTGGCAAGGGGCCGCGACCGCCTGCGCACTTTAACTGCCGATCAAGCACAAGCCCGATCTTGAAGTCTTGGCGGGAATTGGGCTTTAATGTTGATGAACTGCCAGCGGGAACGCGGGCAAGCATGAACGGCCAAGTGCCTGCGGGCCAGGACTATGACGGCTGGTTGCGCAAGCAACCCAAGGGCTTTCAGGATGAGGTTTTAGGCAACCGAAAGGCCGACCTGTTCAGAGGTGGTTTGAAAGTTGATCGTTTTGTTGATATAAAGGGGCAGGAGTTGACGCTGGATCAACTGCGCAAGCGGGAGCGCGAAATTTGGGAAAAGACCGCCTGAAACTGGTTGTTGACCGAAAGGCCAAACCCGCCCGCACCTATGCAGGCGAACCTTTGGAATGCCCGAAGTGCAAAAACCGCAACTTGATTGAGACATTCAGCCCGACATTCCACGCAGGACGCACCCGCAAGGGCAAACGCACCGGATGGGCCTGTCCCTACTGTCAGAAGATCGTGACGGAATAAACTAACCAACAACCAAGCAAGAGCCAGCCCCGCAAGCGGGGTTTAAACCGTTGGCGGGAAGCCAACTTCAACAGCGGGAAGCTGAACCATGGAAATCGAAGTCACAGACGCAACAACCCTGCCAGAATGGATGCAAGGCCACGTAAAAGAGGGCAAGCTGAACTTGGGCGGTATCCCTGCCCCAGAAGATGTGAGCGGCCTCAAGAGCGCACTGCAAAAAGAGCGCGAAAACACGCAGGCTTATTCAAAGTATGGCAAGCCTGATGAAATCGAAGCCAAGATTGCCGACCTGACCGAAAAGGCCAAAGGCAGCGGCAAGGGTGCAGAGGACGCACAAGCCAAGCTGGACGCGATGGCCCAAGATTATGAAGGCAAGCTGACCGGAGCAAATGAGCGCATCCAAAAGATGATGCAGCGCACAGCCGCCAGCGACCTCAAGGCAGAACTGGCAAAGGCAGGTTTCATTGCCGAAGCCATTGACGACATTGCCGCAACGGCGATGGGGCGTCTGCAATTTAATGAGGACG